TTTTATTCTTCAGGGTTTAATCTTTCAAATGCAGTGTCTTTAAAAAACCAATAGCGTACATGGTCTTTAGCTCTTTGCTTATTTCTTTTTTCTCTGTTCAATTGGGATGTATTCGTCTTTCTGTAGTCCCGATAGCATTTCTCTAATTTCTGTAAGTCTCTGTTCATCATAAAAAGAATAACATATAGCAGCTCTCTGCTTTTCGTCTTTATATTCTGAGTTCATTGTATCGTCTGCCATACATCTAGATATAAACTCCTCTTTGCTTTCTGCTGGTCTTGGTTTTGGTATTGGCATATCTTAATCGTTATATTGGTCGTATACTTTGCGTAGCTTATTCAAATAGTTAGCCCAGCACGATGAACACGTTGATGGCTCATTTCTCTCTTGAAAGATACGGTTGTATATCTTTAATAACTGCTTTTGTTGAGTTGGTTTTATTCTCTCTGTCATTGTGAGGAAAAAATCATGCAGATATTGGTGTTCGTCTTCCTCTAGGCAAAGCGGTTTCTTGTACGGGAACAACTCGTTTAACTTTGCTTTACGCTCATCACATCCGCAGTCTTCTCCTAGAATCCATTTAGCTACCTTTGCTATTCCTGTAGCCTCTAGTACTTTCTCTACTGTGTCTCCTAGTCCTTGTGGTTCGGGTTTCTGTACTTGAGCAGCTTGAATTTCTGCCTTAGTACGTCTCTTTCGTTTTTTCTTCTCCATTGGTTTTATTTTATTAAGTGATAGTCTTCGTTCAGATAGTCTTCGTAATGCTCTCCTACGTTCTCTTTTAGCCTTGTTTTGCAGTTTTTAAGTGAGTTGAATATAGAAGATAGTGAAATGTTTGCTCCTTTGCTTATGTCTCTCATAGAGTCCGAGCTGGTAGAGTATAAACTAAACAGCAGTTGGTCGTATTCATGCCATGAGTTAATCTCTCTTTTTATCTTAGTAGTTAAAATATCGTAGGATTCGTGTTTCTGCTGGTCAATCTCCTCATAAGATAAATTCCTAATCTCGTCAATGTCTACTTTACAGTGCTTGTTCTTCTGTTTGACGTATGTAAGATAGGTGTTTTTTAAACTTATCCAAATGTAAGCTCGGTTAGGTTCACCAGCTTCTGTTATGCACTTGCTACCTGAGTTACTATCGTAGAAACGTACGTACATTTCCTGTACAATGTCTTCAGCAAAGTTAGACTCACCAAATGAACGAACAATGTCTACCCATTCTTTATGATGTCTGCATAATATATCTGACCATTTGTTACTCATGCGTTTAGTTTACAGTGTAAATATAGGCTAAAAAAATAATCCCCCGACAATATGACGAGGGATATAGTTTAACGGTTGTATGTTAATTGCATCTCAGTGCATACATAACGCTCTATCTTTTTCAGTGTATCAATTGATACTGGCTTTTTAGATAAGAACCTATCTATGTTGTACTGGTGCATTTTTACACCTGTTGACTTTATGTCTTTTACTACTTGGTTTCGTGTTTTCGTCAGCAGTATCATACTCAAGTCTTTTCTTAACTGTTCGTCTTTTATATACATATCAGAACGGCAAATCATTTAAATCCTGTAGCTTCTCAGATGTATTTTTAAGAGTTGTAGTCACGTTATCCTTGTTGTATGGTTCTTGAAGACTTACAGCAAAGTATTTCTCTCCGCTCTTAGCTTCGTTAACCCACATAGATACCTCAATCTCTGTACCACCCCAGTTAATCTTTCCTCTGTAGTCAGGATGTTTTTCGTTCGTCTTTTGCTTGTTTTTAAAGATTGCTCCTTTGTTTACTTTTTCCATTTTACTTTGTTGTTATTTGATTACTAAATCGGTTTTTCGGCGATTAGCCTTAAATTATTTTCTGTTTTTAATGTTATAACCTTAAAGGTATAAATTATCCGTGTTTCTACACATGAGTACCTTATCGGGTATAAAGTAGGCAACTCAAAAGGTAGTTGTTTATTACCTCTGCTGGGTGACACCCCAACACTCGCTGCCTACTTAGTTAATCAAACGTTAAGCCATCTTCACTTCTTAACTCATGCAGTTTATCCCTTGCCTCGTCTAGTGCCTTGTAAGCATCTTCAGATAAGTTTTCGTGTTTTAGTCTGTTGCGTAAATACTGGTCTAATTCCCATGCTAATAAATACCACTTCATGCCGTTAAGACACATCTCCATTTCTTCTTTGTCTTCGATGCTGTCGAATTCAATAGTTACTTTTGCCATTCTATTCTGATTTAAAGGTTTTTTCGTAATATGGTATACCAAACCTTTCTACCTCTTCTTTTCGAGTAAAGCTAATAGGAATTAAATTATGTTCAAACCTATCACATAATGCTTGATAATAAGTCTCCATTATCTGCTCTTTCTCCATTTGTTTAGCTTGTCTTATTATGCTATCCATCATTTCCCACGATAAATGTATACCAGCTTTTGTGGTTAGTCTTTCAACTTCACTATTAAGCCATTCTACTGCTGTTAACTGTTTTTCCATTCTTTCCATGTTTCAAAGTTTTTTAGTTTTTCTAATTCTGCCTTTTCTATTTCTTTCGCTTGTTTGATTTTATCCTTTAAAAAATCACCCATATTATTAAGTCCTATTTCATTTTCAAGCCATTCTACTGCGCTTATTTGTTCCATAGTTCTGTGTAATATTCTCTACATTGTTCTACTCGTTCTTTTATTTGCCATATAGCGTGTTCGTCTTTTTCTACCAAGAACGCTTTTACTCGTTTGTCTTTTGGTATGTGGCTAAACTCATGCTGTGAACGTACATCTTGTTCCGTTTCTTCCGATGGCTCAAGTTCTTTCTTTGCCCATGCTACTCGTCTTATCTCATCCAGTACAATGTCTTCAGGTGTATCAACTAGACAGTAGGCAACAATAGCGTTATGCTTTCCTGTTAATTCCATGTAGCCTTGAAGCTGCCAGTAGTAATCTTTGTTTGGTAACTCATCTTCAAACATAGGAAAGGTAGTACCGTTCCAACTGCTTTTAACATCTACGATTAATGTGTCCGTGATTATGTCAGGAGTACCAGTCAAATGGTCGTTTTCAAAGTACAACTCGTTCTTAAACACGAATCCCAAATCTAAAGCCTGTTCAGCTAATTCAATAGCCATATCTTCTACTTGGTTTCCTTTGTCTAAGTAACGTGAATTGATTTCTTTCTTTATTCCGTATTTGTGTTCAAGTACAAGCTCTTTAATGTACGTCTTTGTAGTGGCAGATAGAACCTCCCCTTTTGAACGAGGGGAAGTCATTATTTTGCCTATAGCTGAACATCTAATTTTTAAGTCTTTCATATCTTTTCTAATTCTTGTTTAACTAGTGTATAGTATTCATCAGCATAAACCTCACTCAGAAGTAAATCAACAGCTATTAATGCTGCTGTACGTGCGTTTTCGTGTTGCTGCTCTGGACTGTATGCTTCTACCAAATCAAAGTATTTATTGAATAGGTCTATTGCTTTTTCCTTTGGATTCATATCTCCGAGTTTAAGTAGTTCAACTGCGCCTGAGTTAATTGAAATTGTCCCTTTAACTGGTCTACTGAGTAGTTACCTGACAGTATAGAAGTGATAGCACCTTTTAAACGCTCATCTGTAATAGATGGCTTTTGTGTTTTAACAGCTTCGGTAGCCGTGTTTCCATCGTCATCGATTGCCTGTAAGCTCAAAAGTGACTGGCAAGTCGCTCTACGAAAGTACGTCACGGCAGCAATCCGTTTTTGGGGGTCTGTTATCTCAGGTAGCACCAAAGATGAAGTAACCATATCGCCAGTCTCACAATCTATTATCTGTGATTCTACGATGTTATCTACACAAGGCTGTAATAAGATAAGACCGTGTTTAAATAGTGCTGGTTCAACAGCTTCTAGAATGGTGTTTAAATCAGCGTAACGGCTTTTAAAAAACGGATTGTCGTTACCCTTAACTACTTTACCAATCTCTTGCTTTGCTCTCCATAGCTTTTGATAGATGTTACCTACTACCTCAGGTTCTTGCTCTACTGGTGTAATAGGGTTTACTAGGTCTAACGCCTCTTCAAATGTTAACTCTTTCTTTTTCATTGTTCTGCTTTTATATTGATTATTAACTGTTTCCAAATGTCCGCCTTTACATAGGCATCTAATTCACTGTACGCAGCTACTACTTTAACTGCTTTGCGCCATTTACCATTGTAAAAAGCTCTGTAATTTACTAGATAATTCCTCATTTTTCTTGCTTTTGTTATACGCAAATATAACAATTATTCAATAATTAATACTTATTCTCAAAAAATATTTTCAATGGCACTAAAATACCCTTGCTGGTATTGCTGTCTCCGCCTATTGTATCTCGTTTTGTGTTAAAGTAATTACGGCAAATGGTCTTTAAGCGTTCAGTCTCTACCATAAAAAAGTGATAATCTGATAGCCAGTAGCACCAATACTCAGCTTCTGTTATGCTTATTCCTGATTTCTTACCTCTGCTTTCGTATTCTACAAATATGTTTCCTGTATCTAAGCATTTAAAATCTCGCTTTACTTCTATTTTATTACCTAGTATCGCTGCAAGTTTATGCTCATATACTTTACCTACCTTTAAATCGTATCTAAAGTCATTGTTATATTCCATCTTTTAGCTTCTTTTTATACGTTTCGATTATTTCGTTTAGCTCTTGAACAGTCCATTTCTTTGTTTTATGCGCTATTTCATGCAATGCAAGTAACCGTTCACCGCCTATACGCTTTTCGATTCCGATTTGGTAGTTCAGTAAATTACCGCTGAGAAAACTATTGCAATGTTCGCATTGTAAGTGTACGTTGTCCTCATTAAACCTAACATTTGAATGACCGCCTTGACTAAAATAATGCCCAGCGTTTGCTTTTTTAGGCTCATTTCCGCATGATATACAGCTCATTCCTTTGTCACGTTCGCGAATGTACTTGTTAAATACTTGTTGTGCAATCTTTAGGTAGTCTTGTAAAGACATCAGTTCCTTTTTTAACCGCGTCTTTTTATCTTTCCATTGCTTTTCCTTTTCTTTGTCAACCCATATTTTCACGCATTCAGGCTCTAAGCAATATTTTTGGAGAAAGCGTATAGGCTCAAATTTCTCTTTGCAGTGTTTACACCTCATAATCAAAAATAGATGTTTGTTTGATGTCCGACTTTTTGTATATGTTTAAAGCCGTTTCAAGTATAGTTTTGCCAGCCTCATAGTCTACTAAATTACGAGCCATTTTATCAACTCTTTGCTCACCTTTATATTTTCTAAAATCGTAATCGTGAAACTTACATAATAGATTAACTTCTCCCTTTATTGTACCTCCAACAATTCCCTTTCCTTCCTCTCTATCAATATTGTTTGGCAGAGTGAAATTTGTCCAATATAAATGCCTTCCGCGTTTTTGAGCTGGTATTAATGGCTCATAATATGGAATAACATTTTCAACGCAATATTTCCCATTATATTGATGCTTTAAAAGTAAAATTTCTTCATAAAGTTTTAAATCTGGATATTCATTTTTAAACGTTTTTCTATTCTTTTGTGAAATTCTAACTTTTGAATGAGTTGGACAAGGCGGTGAACTCCATATAAAATCAAATTCTTTGTAATGGTCTAACAAATATTGGTGTGCATCCGCTACAATTACAATATCATTAGGAAAACGCTCCTGATATAAACGTGCAGCTTCCTCATCTAATTCAACTGCCGTTACTTCTAAATCAATGTTAGCGTCTTTTGCTACTTCATCCCACTTGTATCGGTTACCTCCTAGACAAGCGTAAAGGTTTAATACTTTGTACTTTTTCATATTCCATTCATTAGATTGTTGTTTATTATCTCCAACTGCTCAACCTTTCGAGACAGTTCCATGTTTTCCCTATGTAGGTTGTAGTTAACGCTTTTTAAAGTGTTTAATTCCTTCTCAGAGACGAACAAGTGCATCAATACCTCTTTCATTTCTTCTAGGTGTTTCTTTGTGCCTATCCTAAATGGTTCGTGTTTTGGTTCGTTTAACTGCTCCAGTCTCTTCAACTCCATCGACAAGCTGCCTATTATTGCGCTTACTTGTGTTTGGCTTAGTAAATGGTCTAAATCGTTTATCATAATTCTTGTTTTTATAGTCCGCAATAGCCTGAGTCACAATCCTGAAAATCATCGTCAAATAAATCCAGTTGCAATTTATGACTTTTTATTTTCTCGTACGTCACTCCGTTTTTAAAAGTGCATCCGTTTTTTTGTTCTTGCTCTACAAACCAATCAAATTGCTTTTCTGCTTTTACGCTCATGTGCTTCAACATCAATTCATTTCTGTGAAAACATCCAACGCAGTTATTTTGATATGCAAATCTTACAGGCTTGTCTTTCCAAAATGCTTCAATCTTATCCTTAAAAATTCCATCTTCAATCAGCGGAAAACGTGTCATTCTATATGGAAGTTCTTTCCATTTATTTCTTCCATTTTTTTCTCCTACTCTAAACTTAAAGTTTTCAATACCATCAACTTGTCTTTCAATCATATTTTTAGCTCTGCTCATTTCATTAGCTCTAAAACCTATTCGCATCTCAATAGGCAAATCTGTATTATCATAACACCATTGTGCAATTGGAAAAACTTTCATGTCCGTTGTACAAAATCTACTCATGATATTAGGCAAATAATTGCTGTGCTTTTTAATTACGTGTTCAAAAGTATCATCACTTAACCAAACAATTTCACGACCAATATACTGCTCCAAATCAAGCATTGTGTATATTATCATGTCCTCTTCAAGTGTTCCGATAAACTCTTTACCTATTTTATCAGATACAATTTGCCTAATTTTCGCATCAGGAAATAAACAATTTTTGTCATCTGTTCTTACCAACGCAAATATGTTATAATCAGCTGGATAATTTGCTGCTATATAACTCGATGTTTTACCACCGCTTAAACTGTTAACTGTTTTCATACTTGCTTTTTAAAATGGACAATCGTCAGGCTTAACGTAATTCAAACTGTTGTTTATTTGTATTTCTGTTTGCTTAGGTGGTTTAGGTCGGTAGTTTCGTAATGGGTCAGTTCCTCCTATTTGAAATCCTTTTCCGCTATTAAAATCGCAGAATACAAAGTCATCTATTGCTGTTATCTTTCCTCCAGTGTCCGTGTCTTTAATCTTCTCTACTGAAATCAAAGTTACATATTTCATTGATTCGTGTTTTATTAGCCTGTGGATTACAAACATATCATCGCATCGATTAAGAAACGCTTTACCTCCCTCAATATGGTCTTTCATTGGTGGTTTAAGATGTCCTTTCCAACTGTGACTGTCAGGGTAAATATTACCACTTCTACCGCTTTCAGTATTTGGATGCGTGTTTATGTACAAAGTCTTTCCTGTTTCGTTTACAAACTGCCTAGCAATATTTAAAAACTTGTAGTTACCCTCATAACCCATTTCACGGTCAAGTCCAGTGTACGGGTCAATTAGACACGCATCACATTCTGTTTCTTTAAATACCTTCAGCAGCTCGTTTGGTTTGTACAGTTTGCTATTGTCTACAAATTCAAAATACTGCTCTATGTACGCTGAGTAATTTCGTATTTCCATTTCTGAAAGCTCTTTGAAATTCTTGCCAGTGTATATCTGTATCATGTCTCGTAGAATCTGTCCGTATTGGTTCTCTCCTGACCATAAACAGAATGTTACTCCGTGTTTTAGTGCAAGTGATAGAAAATACCAATTTATCCAATACGTCTTTCCTACATTGTCGTGACCTAGAATAATATTTAGTTGTTTAGGTTTAAATCGTAAATACTCATCCATGTAGCAGTCAAGTCCTAGACCTTGCTTTATTTTGCCAT